AACTTTTCTCTTGCCGCAATCGCAAACACATAACCACGTTGCTCTATTATGACGAGACTGAGCACGCTCTAAAGCCAACAGACGACCGAATTTTTCACCTGTTAAATCTGGGTTCTTCTCACAAGAACGGATCATTGCATTTCCCTTTCTGGGAATCGTTTCGTTTGATCTCTCAACGTGCCTTAGGGGCTTCGCCCTCGTTCCCATTTCAGGGTTCGAGACAATTAGAAACGATTTAGTCTATCTAGCTTTCGCTAGAAAGTCCACCTAGTTGATGGAATTATTGACTGTGGTAGCATTGTAGATGTCTCCGAGCACGTTCGGGCTGATGGCTCCCATGAACTTGCCTTTCTTGCACGGCAGCACGTCATTGCTGACGAGTTGCTGTTTCATTTCGCGAATCGTTGCCAGGTCGAGCGTGAACGGAGTTGCAAGCAACCCGCTCTGGTTAACCTGTGCGTCGACAGCTGCGGCGGAATCGGCCACAGTGCTGTACAGTTCAGAAATGCTCTGCCCAGCCTGATACCCGAGTTCCACAGCGGAGTTCCCGACGAGTTCGTCAATGGCCGAAGCGATTGCGAAAGACGAGAAGTTGCTGTAGTTATCAATTGTGTTTGGGAATCCTACGTCACCGTAGGGTCGCGCTCATAGTCGCCTATGAGATCAGACTCTATCTTCACTCCCTATTATTGAGGGAGGCTTGACATATTAGTCGTTACGGATTCAGGTTTGTTAAGAGCTTTCATTTTCAAATGCAACTTCAACCTTTCAGTAGGGGCTACTCGCGGTAAACGAATATACTGAAGGGCTGTTTTTGCTTGCTCTTTCTTAATTATTAAATAAGGGAGAATTGCCAAAATGAACACTTCTTGGTTTTCTCTCCTTTCAATTCGCCATTGATAACAAACTTTCTTAGCAAAAGTGTTTGTTCGTTGAGACAATGGGCGGTACTTTTGACCGAAATTTGATACTAGCCACTTCATAAGTTTTTCAGAAGTATTGGCTATACCTATTTGCAAATCAAAAGCCGGATAAATTTCGCCGCTTTCGTAATAAGCATTAGTCTTGCTGATACAGAAAAAACCTTCTCCGTCCAGCATAGCTGCTAAATAAGATAGCTTTGATTTATCTTTAATAATCATCAAACCTGCCTTTCCTCGGTACTGTCTGCAATATAACAGAGTTCCACCGATTTAGTCAAGTGTTTATTTAAGCGAGAGGAATAAACGTTAATTTCTCCACTCGCCGACCTGCGCCGGGGCGCTGATCTGCGTGATTTCCATCGGAGAACCGACGGTTCCATCTGCCGACTGGCTGGTGTCGCCCGACAGGGTATTGTACTGGAAAAACGTACGGTTGATACCCATGTGGAGTGGCTGCACGCGCCGTTCTGCTGCTGTTACGAAAGCGTCGGTCTCGCCTTTCAAGTTCGGGATCAATTCCTTGTCGAACAGAATTGCCTGAGCCGTCAGAACGTTTCCGACGTTAGATGCTGAGGGGGTAGGTCCGCCCATAAAATTACCTCTATCGAAGGGCCATTATTTCTTAGCGAAAAGAGCATTGACTTTATCGTAGAACTTTGGATCTATTTTGTGTCTACGCTTCATTTCTTCCGCCGACATATCCTTAATGTCCTTCTTGGTGAGTTCCGCGACCTTAACCAACGGCTTCACGCCCGAAAGCGTCTGACCAGGGATAAGACCGGAGTTGACTCCCGCACGTCGTACAGGAACGGCCGCGCTATTAGGCGTTGCCGCGGGTACAACGTTTGCCGCAGGGACGGTAGCTGCCGGGATCGCCGGTGCTACAACCGCTGCAGGCGCCACAGGCACCACTGGTGCTGTGACTGTCGCGGCTGGAGTGGGATTGATCACTTCGCTCGCGACGGAACTTGCTGGGGCCGCCGATCGGGGGACCGGAGCCAATTGTGCTTCTAGGTTTCCAAAAGCGATTTCGAGATTCTCAGCGGTCCAATCGAGGTTATTGTCTCGAATGAACGCGGCCAGGATCTCACCATTTGCCTGACAGCGATTGTAGTCAAGCATATGGTTACGCATAAAGATATAAGATTGCTCTTGCTGATTCGCGTTTGCTGCAGCGAGTCGTGTCGCCTGACGCTCTTGCTCTAGATCATGCGATGCGAGCTTACGTACGGCTGCTGCTCGTTTAGCCGGGTCGTCGGACGCGATGTCCAACGCGGCTTCGTCTAACTCTTCCTGAGTTGCAACACGGACAACTTCTTCCTTCTTAAATGTCGGTTTCTGTTTCTTCAACCGGTCGATCGCGCGAACGGCGTTGAGGTATGCAACTTCTTTCTTCTTGTCCAGCTCTTCCTGCGATGATGCTTCGAGGTGAGTCTTGCTGCCGATCGGACGCCCCTCTTCATCAGTTGCTTGGAATTCGTACACGTAACGCTTTGACACTTTCTCTGCGTCTTGTGCGGCCCTGACGTTCGCTTCTGCGAGGATGCGGGCCTTCTCGGTTTCCTCTGCTACACGGGCCTCTTCAGCAACGCGCGCTACCTCTGAGGCGGCCTCTGCTTCTGCGGCCAACTCTTCGGGGGTCTTCTCGACTTCACCGATAACTTCTGTCTCAGTAATCTCTTCCGAGGCTACTGCCTTAGCAGCTTCCTCAGCAACTGCAGCTGCGTCCAACGCGGCCTTACGCTCCGCAATCAACTTATCTATGTGAGCCGCACCTTCCGGGTGTTTTAACATAGCGCGAAATTCTGCGCGGGGTACGTCTTTAATGTCTGCGAAAGTCTTGAGGTCTGTCCAGGTCTTAAATTCACTCATTGTGGTCTCCATTATTCTTTATTAGTATTCTGAAGTCGCCGGACAGTATTTATCACCTGTTCTGCTTCGGCTTCCATTTGTGCATCTACTGCATCTTGATTCGCTTGCAGAACCGCCGCCTCGATGTGAGCATTGACTGCCTTACGCAAGGTAGCGCAAAACTCGTTCATGGCTCGGGCAACGAGCGTCATCTTCTGCAACTTAGGAAGATAATCTGGGTCCGCGGGGTCGAGCTTAATAGGCTCTGCCGCGGACTGGACGCAACAATCATCCATCAGCCTCGTAAGAACATTGAAGCCGGGGTGTTGCGCCAGGTTTGCGAGTACCGATTGCTCCGCGAAGGTTAGGTCGCGGCATAACATTCCTATTGCCATTGGTGTGCCTTTCTAGATTACGTCTGTCGATCCGAATCCTACGCCACCGGGCTGCCCCGTAACTTCTTCAGGGGTCGTGGCCTGCTCGATAGATTGGCGAAGAACTTCATTACCTGCCTTGCCAAGCTGTTTCTGATCTTCCAACGTTTCCTCGTGCTGGAACTGCTGAGTCTGCGATTGCTGCTTCGCGTTCAGCTGCATCTGCATGAGCGCTGCCTTGGTGTTGGCCTTGGCAGTCTGCATCTGTTCATCTGTCATCTTCTTAAGGAAATTCTGCGAGAACTTCCATCCAGCAGCGTCCGTGAAAGCTTGGAAGATTGCGACTGGATCAAAGATGTATCCGGCCTGTGCCAAGTCTTGCGTGAACGTCGGGTTATTAAAGATGTTGAGCATAATCGGCAAGAACTGGGCCATTTCTTTCTTGGCGCCAAGCTTCGTACCGGCAAGGACTTCATATTCGAATTTAGCATTGCGAAGTTTCAAATGATCAACTTCGAACGTATCGCCGAGTTTCTCTCCAAGAACCGTTTTCATAACCGATGTGGGGAGTAAATCGTTGTTCAAATCATCCATCTGCTTGATCCACGGCAAAAAGACTTGACGGACGAATCGACCGGTCGGCCCGTCGAGTCGGGATGCGTTGGCCGCGACTACAGCTGCCGCGCCTGTACCAGAACGCATGCCCGTTGACTTGTTTCCCATGCCGCCTGCGCCCTGCACAACTTGCTCGTTGGCGCCGGAGGTTGCAGCCGCAGCGGACTGCGCCTGCTGAATGAATGTCCATGCTTCGCCGGGGACCGGAGGCATCGTCAAGAACTTGAACGCCTTTTCCACGTCGTCGTCTACGTCGATAATCCCGCCCTGTTTCCAGCGCTGATTCTGCGTAGGTGTATTGAAGCCCTTTTTACGAACCGCGGTCGGCTGCAGGCCATAGGCCAACAAATCGAGTGCGATGTTCGTGATCCCTTGTTCGACAAGCTGTTCGCTTCCGACCAGCTGGCCGAGCCCCTGACCATAGAACGCGTCAGGGATGTTGCGCCAGTTCGCGCTGTAGAATGGAATCTTCCCGTAAGGGTTGGCTTCGTTACGAATCAAAATGTTGTGGCCGTTGTACGCCAACACCACGATGATCTTCTCGTTATCCCACCGTTCGAGAAGCTCGATAGATTGCAGCGTCGGATCGGCGGTCGTCTTGTAACTCCGCGGGACGGCGTGCTGCAAATAACCGCGCATTCCTTCCGGAAGAGTCAAGCTAATGTTGTCGGAGCCGCTCGACGGGGTACTTAAAAACAGCGCCTTTAAAACCTCTTCGGACGGGATGTCGTAGCCTTCTAGGCCGCGTAGATGATCTAAGTCGTTGTACGTAGCGTAATCGCGGTAAATAACATAGTTTGCACGCGTAATATCGCCGTAGCGGCAGGCCGGGTCCACAAGGACTGTGCGGATATCGCAGTACCGAAACCAGGGGTGCGAAACTGTTTCCTTTTTATTGATGACCTTGAAATTGTCGGAGTCCGGAGTATCCAATTGCTTATTACCGGATGGCAGACTCAGATCAAGGTGACCACCTACTCGAACGTAGGTTTTAGTTTTCTTTTCGTACTCCAGGTATCCCCACTTGAAAATGCAGGTTCCCAGAAGGGCCATCTGATCGAGGCCGCGTTCAACTTCTTCCTCGAACTTCATTTCCGACAACTGCTGAGAAAAGATCGCAGTCTTCGCCCGAACGGTATCCTGACTTGTCCCGGCAAGCGGACGCAGCAAGAACGGTGGGTCTTCATAAAAAATGCCCGACATAATCTTCGGGACAATCGAACTGATGTGGTTACTGACCGTGTACTTCGGGACGTTAGCTTGCGCGACGTTTCCGCCGTCAAACGCCGAAGCGGACGCCGGGGATTGATAAAGAATATCAGACAGGGTCCAGCCGCTCGCCCACTGGTTCACGTTGATGAACGTGTCTACAGTGTTCGAATCGTCGATGACCAACTTAAGTGCGGTACGATCATCAAACGTAAAAGTTCCCGTCTCGTCGTCGTACTTCATGCTATCAGAAGTTACTTCGGACGCCGGAGTCAGCGTGAGCGCATTCAGTTTCTGCTTAGCTTCTTCGAGCTTACTATTGGTTTGACCTTCTCCGATATTCGGGTTCTTAAGCTGCTTACTCATTCTTTACTTCCCTCGCGCGTCTAGCCCTTTGCGCCGACTTCATATTTTCGATTGCTTCAGGTGACATTTTCTTACCTAGTTGCGCGAGTCTACAAATTTGTTTATGGGCGTCGGAAACTTTGTGACCAACTCCATACGTATTTCCTATATTTATTTTTAACAATGAACCTCTCTGCTTTTCATAAGCGGAGGATATTTTAGAAATTGCTTGTTCTGAGTGTTTAAGCCCTAAAACACCGTCGCCACCGTCGGTGAGATTATAACCTTGAGGAGATTTAGTATCAAGCAACACAATCAGCGCTCGCTCGTACAAATCCATCTCCCACTTAGTTCCTACGATAACTAAAATCTTAGATTCAAAGTTTTCAGGACCGTACTTAACTATCGCGCTGTGCAAAGCTAAACAACCGGAACGAACACTCAAATGTCGCTTCCACCTGTTGTTCATTGACTGTGATGTCTGACCGACATACTTCTTTCCATTGATCTTATTCGTAACTATGTAAACAAACATGAGACTCTCCATTAAAGAGTTTTGGGGCGTGTTAATGGCACGCCCCTCTTGTAACAACTCAATACCTTAGCCCCGGGATGTTGAACCTACCCCGCGGGTCAATCTTTGTCGGTGTCACAGGAGCTTCGGGCTGTCGAACAATCGATTCTGAACCGAAGATATGACTCTGCATCTGCTTCAGCAACGCTACTGCGTTCTGCGCCTCTAGCATTGCTTCCATATCCGCGTTAGGTGCGGTCGAGGGCAGAAAACAGCTAAAAAACTTATCGCGTCGGGGAGATCGTCTTTACGTCCACGACCTTTTCGTTCTCCTGTATATCGTACTAATTGAAGGAATGTTTCTTCGAGCCATGCGCCGGTCACAAACCACAACAAGCCGTTGGTCAACAATACTTCGAGACCTTTAATGCGATTGCGCTTTGCATCCGGGGATAGATCAACCGGCTTCCAGAATACATCCAACGTCACGCCGTACTTCATTGCTTGACGCTGAACCTCAAGCTTGAGGAGGTCGGCACACATCGTCTTTTCAATCAACGTCTTCTTTGGATTCCACTTCTTGTTGAACTGCACGATGTGAAACGCCAACTCGCTAGGCTTCCAACGGCCGTAAATAACTTCCAGGACCGCGATGCCCCATTCACCATCTTCCCGTTTGTAAACTCTGCCCGCGGCTCCCGCGGACATGTCTGAGTACTTACCATCGGTATACGCCCAATCCCAACCGATGTAAATATCTCCTATCTTCGGAGCGGCTGATGCCGCGTAAGAATGCTTAATCAAAACTTCTTTTTCGAACGTAATCTTGAATGCGGCTTCATCGAGAACATCAGTCGGTTCGTTCAACTGCTGGTTTCTGAAGCTGCGCTCGTTGTCGAGCAACTTCTTACGGAGAGATTTAAACGACGCCTTCTCCGGGAAATTCAAGATGACCATATCTTCAGTCAACTGCCGAAGTGGTACTTGCTCAAAGCCGGGTTTCACCTGCCAACACGCACGACAAAAATACCGCAGAGACGTATCTTGAACTATGTCATTATCATCCATGACCGGCAACATCTTCGTGCCGTACCAGTCATCGGTGTAATAACGTGTCCCGATATGATCCGAGAATCCCCACTCATCGAGTAGGTTCGCGGTGCCGTCGTACTTTTCTTTCAGGTTCTTCCGAGCGGTTTCGTTCTTACTGTTCTCGTCGGTGACAACGTCATCACCCTTTTTAATATCGCAGTGCCATCCAGACAAGTTGGCGTCGATAGAATTGATCCAAAGAGTCGGCGCGACTTGGTTGTGCTTACGCGCGGGACATTGGATAGGTTCTTTAGAGCGCCCGTCTATACCGGACAGGACAAAATCTGGAAACAGGTAATGAAAATCGGTCGCTTCACCGCCGTCGGCTAAGTAAAAATAGCGCTTGATTTCGGACATGAACGCAAGTGCTAGTTTGTACTCTCCCGTGATGATCAGGATGCGAATGTCCGGCGCGTTGATAATCCACTGCACCGAGTCGACGCCATCTATAGTTGACTTATAGAATCCACGCGGGTCGAGAAGAATCATCTCCTTCTCTCGTGTCTGCGCATCGATTGCTTTGTGCACATCTTTCAGGGAGTAACCTTCTTTGAACACCCCGTCAAAATTCTTCTGCACGAATTGATCGCAGATAATCTGGTGAGTAAATGGTATGAAATCTCTTTTCAGGACATCTTTTCCGAGCCAGAACAAGTCCTTACGGGCCTTGTCTCGAAGCGCGAGCCATTCACCGAACGTGCGTTTCTCGCCTAAAATCGTTGCGGTCGCAGGCTTGAGCGCTTTTTTCTTTTTCTTCTTTTTCTTTTTGTCGTCAGCGTCTTCGACTTCAGGATCTTCCACGAGGCCGAAGTACCATTTTGCGAGGTCGCTATAAGACTTCGTCTCAGACCGATGACGCAGGCCGATGGCGTCCGTATCTCGCTCCGCGGCCTTCGCGATTTCATCCTTCTCGACGGTATTCTCAGCGCGTTGCTGCCTACGGCGCGCGTCGTATTCTGCTTGCCACTTCTTCTTCTCTTCGCCTTCTAACGGCATTGTATTTCTCCGATGACCTTACGGCCTATTGATTGTCCTGCAGACTTCTATTGTACAAATGAGCGTTTCAAACTACTGCGTTGCGTCGTTAACTTCTTTCGCGTTCCGCTGCCGAGCCTTAATGCCTGCAGCTACATCGGACCCTGCGCCCGCTCCGGAGACCTGATCGGACCAGGTCGGTTTCTTTTTCTCTGCCGTTGCCATCTTGTAAGGCGCGGCTGAGTATTCGTGCTGCGGCCCAAAGCGCGACGTCTCCGAACCCTCAACGGATTTGGTTGTGGCTTTCGCTTTGTCTACGGCTGCTTGTGCACCGGCTAAAACGTTCGCTGACGACATGTGCTCTCCTAATTACAATCCTTGATCAAAAAGGCGGCCCAAATTGCCGCTGCTGGAATATATGTGGCTTCGTACGCCCACTCCAAAAAATCTCCCGGGCTGGCGATACCTACTCCTTTTATAACAATCCAATCTGCCAGGAACTTCAAATGAGAAGAGTGCGTCATACACGAATGAAGTGAATCGCTACCACCCGCAGATATAACCGCATCCTGAACAGCATGCATAACATCGCATCCGCCGGGCCAAAGCACCGGCATCTGTCCGCCATTAAAAGCCATTACGAGCGCGTTGAGAGCGAACCCCAATGACACCAGAAGATACGGGCCTATTGCCAAATACCAATACGGGATGCGAGGAAACTTCATGCCATCTCTCAATTACTACGGTTGCGGATTGGCCGGGGGCGGAACCACCGGGTTTTGCGAGAACGATTGTGCCGCTCCCGCGATTTTGTTTGCGCCATACGGGCCTACGACGAATGCAGTGATGCCGTCCATGGCTGGCAGTGTGTGAGTTTGAAAAACAAGTTTACTAATCCACGCGACGCCAGCAACTAGGGCAAACGTAGATGCAGTTCGACCCCACGACAATTGGCCATTAGCATCACTGTGAATCTCTCGGAGAATTTTCTTAACGTCGATACTCATTGAGATTCCTAGTGCTTAAACTTCCCCATAGTACTTGCGAAGTTCGCCATATGGGCCACGTGCGCGTTCTTTGAGTTCTTGGCCTTAGCGACCTTCTCAGCCGGGATCGTCTCACCCTCGGGAACGCCGAGCGCGCGATGAAGACCACCTTTGCGAAGGTGATGAAGTGCCCGGTAAAGGGACACGTTGTGTTTCTTTTTATCGGCCATGGTTACATCCCCGCCGGTGCGGCTGCGCCAGCTGCTGCGGGAGCCCCGCCTGCCGGTGCTGCGCCTGCGGCTGCTGCGTCGGAGCCAGCGTTGGCTTCGGCTTCTCCGGGGTTCGGCGTACCAAGGTGATCCTGCATGCTATCGTGCATTCCGTCGAGATCGCTAACGGCGTGCTTGACATCATGCTCGGGTCCATCGGCATGCATATGGTGCACAGTCGCGCTACCATCGCCGTGATGCTCGATGTGTGTAGACTTAAAGCCGTGGCCTGCATGCTTCTTTTTCTTGTGTTCTTTCTTTTCTTCTGCCATGATATCTCCTAGCTTCCTTGCCGATCGTCGTCGTAGTTACCTTTCCCGTCTTTCGGCTTAATCAATGCACTTAAAACATAACCGTTGGGTGTTTTGAACACTCCTAATACGCCGCCCGGATCAACGCCTACTTTGTTCATGTCTCCGGTCAGGAGCCTAGAT